AACTCAGCGGGTGGGTCCTACTTCGGACAACAAGTCTCACCAACTAAGTTGACAGTCATCCGACAAGATATAGCCAATGTTTCCGAGATTGGGTCACTGATTTTTTCAGAGGATTTAATCTTTTCTGACCTAACAACGGTGACGGTCGATGGTGTCGAGTTGGCCGGAGTGGGGTGGGACACTGACCTGGTAACAACCTTAACAGCCATTGCAGTTGAAATTGCAGGTGTCGCAGAAGTTGCATCGGCTGTGAGTAATGGTGTCGATGGCATTGATATAACCTTCAATGACTTCGTAAGTCACACAGTAACGGCAGAGATCACGACTACCCCGTAGTTACTAAACCTGCATTTTCTAAAATATTTAAGGAGGACTTCATGACTACTGCCACTTACACTGTTTCCACCCCGGCAGCAGCAATCCAGACTATACCTGAAGCACTAGCAGCGGCCATTGATTACAACAATGATTGGTACGGTCTTTCAATCTACTCTAGGACTTTAGCAGATATCGAAGCTACCTCGGACTACATCCAAGGACTTGGTGCCTCTAACCCTAAAATCTTTTTCGCCCAAAACGCTGCCTCAGAGATGTTGGATGTTGGTGCCTCCAGCGATATCGCTTCACTCCTTACAGCCAAGGCGAATTTCAGAACTTCAGTTTGGTACCATGCTGACAATACCGAATTTTTGGAAATGGCATTGATGGGTGGACAACTACCAACCCTTCCAGGTTCGATCACTTGGGCCTACAAATCCCTTTCAACCATTACAGTCGACACCTTGACCGATGGGCAAAAGGCAGCCGTACATAGTAAGAACGCTAACACTTATGACACCGTTGCTAGCGTAGCTATCACCGAGGAGGGTAAGACTTGCGACACTGCCAGCGGGGAATGGATTGACGTTATCCGAGGGGTAGATTGGATTCAGGTCAACATGAGTGCAGACCTTTACACCCTATTAGTCAATAGCCCGAAGGTACCTTACTCCACGGCTGGCATCTCGAGTGTGAAAGGGGTACTTATCAATGTGCTAGCTACAGCACAGACTCAGGGAATTTTGACCCTAGATGAACCAGCTACCGTAACCGTTCCAGATATTGCAGATGTGTCGGCAGGAGATAAAGGAACTAGAACCCTTAACGATGTGACCTTCACTGGTATACTTGCTGGGGCGATTCAGAAAATTAACGTTCAGGGTACTGTTACCCTAGTCTAAGGAGGGCTATAGATGGCGACGATAAAGACAAAAGATTATGACCCGCTGAAAATTACAGTCCTCCTAGGGACTCATATTGCAAGCGGTTTTGCGGACGGTACATTTGTAACCGCCAATCGAAGCAATCAAACTTGGACAGTCTCCAGGGGCGCTTCAGGTGAGTCGGCAAGGGCCAAGTCAAACGACAAGTCTGGAACAATTGAGATAACACTCATGCAGACCAGCTTGACCAATGATTTCCTATCCGCTCAAATGCTTTTAGATGAAAGTTCTTTGAGTTCAGGAAAGTTTCCCTTTACCTTAATCGATTCACATGGAACTACAGTCCTAGCAGCAACGGAAGCTTGGGTCCAACAACCCGCTTCAGTCGAATATGGGAAAGAAATGAGTGACAGAGTGTGGACTATAGAGTCTGGAGATATTGACTTCTTTGTAGGTGGAACCGCTCTACCTGCAGAATAACTTTAACATTTAGGAAAACCGCATGTCGAAAGAACCCACAAAATTTACCATAGGTAGCAATAGCTACATTGTTGGTGATTGGCCCGTTGACAAAGCATTGGAAACGATGGTTTGGCTTACCAAAACTTTTGGTGAAGGTCTCCTATCCTTATTCATGAATGAGGACGGTATGGAAATGCTTAACGATATGGCCGACGGTCAAGGCGTTGAGGGCGAAAAGAACCAAGGTGCTATGGAGAAATTTGTCGCCAAGTTGTTCGAGAAGTTGGACGCAAAAGAGTATGTGAAATATTCCAAACTCATTTGTGCTGGTTCTCATGTGAACGGTCAGGAAATAAATTTCAACCAACATTTTGCGGGCAAGGTGTCTGAGTTACACCAAGTCATGTTTCGGATTTTGAGGCACCAGTATGGTGATTTTTTGGGAGGAAACGCCGCCGACGAATAAAGGGTGGTGCGTCCTACGCAAAACAATTTGATATTGGAAATACCAATATCAACTACTTTAAGTGGCGGCCAATCCTGGAGGGGGTTACAACTTTACATGAAGTAAATACCTTCTGGAATATATGCGACTTGGCCGATGCAAATGAAGCGATAGATATAAAATCTGACGCTGAAGTTTTTTATCAGCGGGAAGCTAACAAGAGAAGGTAGGTATGAGCAAAATTGTAAAAGAGCTCCTGACCAAGTGGACCTACAAGGTTGATAGCCGCCAATTAAAGGCTACAGCTGCAGTTATCCAATCCCTTCAAAAGTCGATGGCCGAAGTTCGCAGGGAGTCGGTGGGGTTCCAACGTGGGGAGCTCCAGCGACTTCGCAGCATTAAAGCTGGTTGGAACGGTGTCAACAAACAAGTTCAAAAATATAAAACCAACCTTCGAGGTGCCGGGGGTATTGGTAGAGGTGGCGGTGCTAGAGGTGGCGGTGCTAAAGGTGGCGGTGCTAAAGGTGGCGGACGTAGCGGTTTCATGGGTGGCCGGGGCCAGAGTCTATCCTTTCTAGCAGGTAATGTAGCTGGAAGTCCGACACTAGGTTCGGCCCTTTTAGCTGCAGGGGGAAACCCAGCAATCTTAGGCGGACTAGCCGCTGCAGGAGGTTTAGCTAAATCAGTCCAACTAGCCTCTAAGAAACAACAAGCCCAAGTAGGACTGGAGACTTTCGCCAGGGCCGATGCTGGTGGTAACCGAGAAGTAGGTAAGGAAAAAACGGCAGAATTTCTAGGTCAACTAAATACCTTCGCTAAGGCTACACCTTTCGGTGTGAACCAGTTAAGGGAGTTGGCCCTCCAAATGCGAGGTTTCGGTTTCGAAACCAAAGAAATTATTCCAAACCTACAACGGTTGGGAGATCTAACTGGTGGACGTGCTGACGTTCTACGTAGAATGCTTGTCAACTTATCCCAAATTCGAAACCTTGGGAAAGCCCAAACGGTCGACTTAAAGCAGATCGCCAATGCTGGTATTCCAATCCTACAACAACTTGAAAAACAGTTAGGAAAAACAGCGGCCCAAATTCAGGAAATGATACCTAAAGGCCAAATAACTTCAGCAATGATCGACGAAGCCTTTAGGCAAATGACTAGTTCTAGTGGCCAATTCTTCGAGCAAATGAAGGAAAGGTCTAAAACCTTTGGTGGCCAGGTCGATAAGCTAGCCGAGCAATTCACAATATTAGGTGAGGCTATTGGTGGGGTATTCATTGGACCGCTAACCGATGCACTGACGATAGTAAATGAGAGTTTCGATAGCTATGGAGCTCTAGCTGGGGCGGTTGGTGATTTCTTCGGTGAGTTCGAAAAAGGCGATAGCATCGTTAGGTATATATTAAGTGAGATTACAAATTTTGCTATGAAAGCGGGTGCATTATTCCTACTCCTAAATCCATTAGTTTGGCTGGAGGACATAGGAGCATTCTTCGCAGGTAAAGAGTCATTCACTGGCGACTTTATAAAGTGGTTAGGCTTCGACGACAACATGGGCATAGTCGAAAAAGGAAAAGTATTTATTGGAAAACTGATAGGCTTGTTCGATGACTTCTTTAAATCGATAGAGGAGTTAGGGGCTGGTTGGTGGGAAGCCCTATTTTCCTCCGAAATTTTCAAGGCTGTTAGTACGAAGTTCGAAGCTATTATTGAGTCAGTTAAAATGTCCATGATAAGTATTTGGGACGGTGTAAAAGAGCGAATAGATAAAATCGACACTTGGTTCGAGAACACCACCATCGGCAAATTTGTTAAGAACACACTTGGTCCCAGCCTATTTAACAAAGTCTTAGGTAGAGGGGAAGCATCTCCTAGCGACACCGAGGGGGTAAGTGCTCCACCTAGTTCAAGTCAAACTACCTCCAGTCTGAACGACAATCGAAATCAGAATAATGTTTTCAATGTCCAGCAAGGGGGACTATCTGAAGCTGTAGCATCGGCTACCGATGGTGGACTTAACTCTAGGAACCGACAATTCCAATCACAGCTAGTAGGATAGGGGGAGCTATGGGTGTTTTGAATTTCTTCAAAACTTCAGAGACGACGATAAGCTACACCGATGAGTTCACTTTTATACCTGTAGAGTTTACCCTCGATGTTACGGAAGCTATCGAAACTACAGTCAGTGCCAAGGTCACAGAATTTCCAATCGAAGGTCGAGATAATATCACAGATCATGTACAACCTGGACCCAGACAAATAACCTTGACCGGATTAATATCTGAATCACCTTCCCAACCTCTACTAGTCTTAGCCCAAGCGTTAGCTTCAGGTGCAGCAACAAATGTTGCTGCACTTAGCGGTGTGTCTGGGACGGCCCAACCTATACCTGGAGGAAACACTCTCGGTTTAGCGGGAACATTCGCATTGGCAGCGGGGGCAGCTGCAGCGGGGGCACTAGCCTTGGGGGGCGAAAATATATCGGCCCTTCTATCCGTAAGGAGCATTGTAGACCCAGACTACCCGAAGAGGGCAATGAAGGGCCTCATATATATGCTAGAGGCTGGTCAAAGGTTCACGGTTAGAACCTATATGTCTGACGACCTTTACCACGATATGGTTCTAACGTCAGTTAGTTTTAAGAATAGTGCTGCGACTGCAGGTTCGGTCCCTTTCACTCTAACTTGTAGGCAGATAAAAACAGTTTCATCCTTTGGAAAAATCCCAGTTGAAGTTAAGATGCTCGCCCCGGCTGGTACATCTGCAGCTAAGGCGGTGTCCAAAGGGAATAAATCACCTGCACCACCAAAGACAACCCCTTCAACAGGGCAATCCAAAGGTTCGTCGGTAGCTAAGAAAGCAGCTGCAGTACTTGCTAAGTAGGAGGTAAAGAAATGGCAATACTAGAAATACCGTTAGACAATTCAGCCCCAGCTTTCAACTTCTTTGCCCCTTTGGAAGGTTCCAACTTCGAATTTTCTTTCAGGTGGAACGGTAGAATAGGGGTTTGGGTTTTCGATTTGTTCGACAAAGATGGTGTAGCGGTTCAGACTGGAAACCCACTCATATCGGGTTTCGCACTACTCGCCCAAAACGTCAGAACCAATGGGCCCCCCGGTATGCTATACGCTGTAAACTATAATCAGGAGGGGCTTAACGCTGGTCGCTTCGATATAGGTGTAGACGTTAGGTTACTTTATGCCGAGAAGGGGACAGACCTCGGGGATGGGGTGGTGATCTAATGCCTGGAATACCCGGTGGAGATTTAAATTATAGACGGTCAGTGAGTATAACTTGTACGGATACCTCCTCAAAAAACTTCCTATTCAATAGCATTACAGTTGAGGGCCTAAGGGTTACATTCGATATTAAGAAGGGCCCAAAGGTAAAGACCAATAAGGCCACAATTAAAGTCTACAATATGTCGGAGGACTCGAGGGGATTCGTTCAGACTCCAGTGGACGATATAAAATTACCAACACTCCAAATCCAAGTGGACGCTGGGTATAACTTCGATGAGAAAATTGTTTTCCTAGGTAGAGCTAGCGTAGCTTCGAGTTGGGAACCACCGAATTGGGTCACTACCTTCGAAGCTACTGACGGTGATGTACAATGGGATTTGTTCCAGTATGAAAAGAAATTCCCAAAATTCACTCCGATAGCTACGGTCCTAAACGATATAATGGCCCAATCTGGTTTGGAACTAGGAAAGATAACCCCTATACCAGGGTCCTTAGATAAATCCAGGACCTTTAGTGGCCCACCACTCCAGATAATCCAGGACCTCCAATCTACCTATGGATTTGCATTCGATGTCCAAGATGAAAGAATTAGACTGGTGCCGGGGGGCCCCAGCATAGTAGACAGCACACTGATTATACTAAACTCATTCACTGGAATGTTAAATTCGCCGAGGGTTAAAGATAACTTAGTTGTAGTTGACATGCTCCTAAACCCGGATGTCAAGCCCGGAACCTTTATCGCATTAACCAGCACTGAAATTCCAACCCTTTCAGGTTTATATCTTGTCTTAAAAATGAGCATAAAAGGGGATAATTGGGGTTCTAGTTGGATGGCAAGTTTGGAAATGCAATCCTTCGACCAGAATGAACAACTTTCCCTATCGGGGGTATTTATATGAGTCTAGCAGAACAGGTCGGCAATGAGTCGGCAGAGATAGACGACATGATTCAGGGCTACATTCGAATGAATCAGTTGGAGCTCAACACGGCCATACCCGGAACAATTACCGAGTACGATGCCCTAACTCAAACCTGCAGTGTCCAGCCCTCTATCAAACGGAGACGTTTGAGTGGCGAAACTTTTTCCAGGGCTGAAATCTCTGAGGTCCCAGTGGTATTTCCGAGGAGTGCAACGGGCGGGATAAGTTTTCCACTATCGGTAGGGGATGGGGTTTTGCTGGTCTTTTCTCAACGCTCCATTGAAGAGTGGGGGCTGACTGGAATTGAGACTGCTACCAAAGACACCCGGCTACACAACATCTCTGACGCTATAGCTATTCCAGGTCTATTCTCCTTAGCCGGGGCTATGCTTCCACCTCCGGAGGAAGCCACCGAAGTCCGGGGGGAGAAAATATTTGTTGGTGACCCACTCCAATTCCTGACACCTTTTGCGACAGTACCAGCCTCACCAGTCCCAGGGACTCTAACTTCCACTATGCCGACCGAGGTAATCGTCGCCAAACTAGATATTGTGAATGTCTTAGCGGTGTTTATGGAATTAATGTTGAATGCTTCCTACGGTGGGGCACCAAATACAGGGGGTGGTGGGATTGACACCACAACTAAACCAGCCTTGGCAGGGCTTTTAGCCGATCTCAAAAAACTGAAAACGTAGGGAGGGCCGGATGAATATATTACTAAACAATGAAGGTGACATTGAAGTTGTTGATGGGGGCCTCCCTTTAGTTGAGGGTGTAGATGAGATAGCCCAACTATGCAAACAACATCTATTGGCCTCAGAGGGGGACTGGTTCCTCAACCTAGATCTCGGTCTCCCATTCTTCCAGCACATATTCAAAAAGACGACTACCTTAGCTGGAATAGAAGGAATTTATTTATCCGCTATCGCAGCGGTCCCAGGCATAATCAATATCAATACTTTTTCTTTAGCTTTTGAACCGACTACTCGGACATTAGATGTTACATTTCAAGCACAGACTACCTCGGGTGTTCTGAACTTCAACCTGGCGGAGACTTAAAATGGCTAGTTTTGATGGCAACGGCTTACAAATAGATCGGCTAGCCGACGTTAGGGAGGACATAGAAAATGCCCTCAAGGAAGCTTTCGGAGATGGCATCAATCTTGGAGAAGAAAGTCCCTTCGGAGTTATCACCGGGATAATGTCTGAGCGATATTCACTCCTATGGGAAATCCTGGAGTCGATATATCAAGCTTCATTCCCCAACACTGCCTTTGGAATTTATTTAGATGAGCTAGTAGCATTAAACGGAATAATTAGGGAAGCGGCTACAAAATCTGCAGTGGACTTAACATTCCAAAGATCGACCGACACCGGGACTGGAGATGTAACCATCCCAGTAGGTACTCAGGTTACAGCTTCAGGGGCCTCAAATGTAGTGTGGACTACCGAGATTGAAGGCACTATAGCTAGTGCAGTAGAAACCACTGTAGTACAAGCGTTTGCTGACGACTTCGGGCCGATTGGAGCACTAGCTGGGACACTTACGGTCCTAGTCAGTACCCCAGCGGAGGTGGAAAGTGTCACCAATCTAAACGATGCCGAGCTAGGTGACATCGAGGAAACGGACTCGGAGCTCAAACTGAGACGTAACATCCAACTAGGGAGGGAAGGCACTTCCACCGAGTCTGGTATTAGGTCGGCTTTACAACTTTTGGATGAGGTTAGGGCTACAGCCGTTGTAGTTAATGACACCGATGCAACAGATGGTGACGGTAGACCTCCTCACTCCTTCGAAGCATATATAGGCCCCGAGACTGGGGTTGATTTAAGTCAAACAATAACTCTATCATATGACGCTACCTTGGTTGATCTCAACTCGATAAGTATTGAGTTCGACGCTATTGCTATAGCTGGTTCCCCTGTAGTGTTCAACACGACTGAAGCCCAAACCTTGATCGACATAGCGACTGCAATAGAGGCTGAATCTAATATTCTATCGGCAGAATCGGATGGCACTACCATAACTATAATAGGTGCCACTACTACAGATATAGCCCTGACCTCAACGGTAACACTTGGAGCATCTCAGGCAAACTCAGTGGTAAGTGTTGTTAACGCTGCAAATATAACCACCCTAGATTTGATATCCCAAACCCTTTGGGATTCAAAGGCAGCGGGAATTCAAACTCATGGGGGCTTAACTGGAACCGCTGTAGACACCCAGGGAGATAACCATGCTATGTCTTTCTCCCCAATTTCAGATAGACAAATTTGGGTAAGGGTGACCCTGACAACTAACGGGGACTATGACTCTATCACTGCAGAACCAGCAATAGCCCAATCCCTTGCAGACTATGCGACTAACAATTTATTTCCAGGGGTTGACGTTCTAAATTATAAATTAGTTTGTGCTGTAAGTGATGTGAATGTCGCAGGGATTGAAGGTATACTAATTGAAACTTCTGTAGATAACTCGATATTTAATACAGATAAGATAGAAATTCCAGTGAACGAATTCGCAACAATTGACTCCGGTGACGTGACGTTCGTATAAAGGGGAAGTTATGACGGTCAAGCAAATAGTCGAAATAACCGACCACTCTAGCGACGGCCACGATAGATTGCACCAGCAATACAAGGACCCTGGTGGTACTCTATCTGTCCCTAGTATTGGGCCAGATTTAGTAACTGGTTGGCGAGCTATTTTAAATGCTTTCATTCTACCCTCCCAAGAATTCGAGACTATAGCTAATAAGATGTTGAATGAGCGGGGGATTGGCAATGCCGAAGGAGTTAACCTAGATAGGATTGGCCAGATAGTTGGTATTGGTAGAGGCGGTAGTTCGGATGAGGACTACGCTAACTTAATTGTAGGACAGATTGCTGCCAACAACTCTGACTCTACGGCTAGGGACCTTTTAGGTATTGCCACTATTATACTCGGTGACAACCTTCGCAGTTTAACACTTGTGGAAAGTTTCCCGGCTAAAGCATTGATCGACTATATTTCAGAGATTTATTTTACCATAGATGAAACCAATAATTACCTTGAAGTTCAGACGGACGGGGGAGGGGTGTCCCCCCTATTACCAGTTACTCTAACCCAAGGGTCCTACTTCCCGTACGAGTTAGCAAGTATTGTTTCTGGACAGATTGAAACAGCTTGGGGGGAACCTATAGGGGTGACCTTCACTTCCTTACGGGAATTTCAGTTTGAGGTAGGCACCGTCCCAAATCTGCCTGACCCAACAATAACTTTTAGGAGTGCAGGTCCGCTTTACGGTTTTGCTGTAGATCAGGTTATTAGTTCTACTGTGACGGGTTCCCCGGTGGCAGGACCCAACACCGATGAGATAGCCGTTCAGGATTCTTTAGAACAGGCAAAAGCGGCAGGAGTTGATATCTCCAGTCAGTCGGTTCCACCTGGAACATTCTTTGGATTCTCAAATGATAATGACTCCCTCGGTTGGAGTAGTTCATTCGACACCTTTTTTACTATATCCGCACCTGGAACTAACTTTACCTTGAATGAGTGGCAAGATAATACATACAAGTTTTCCCAATCTTTCCAGACTCTAAACTCCGCTGGCCAAATAACAGAAGTAGCTTGGGAACTAAATACAGGAGTAGGTAATCCTACAGGTCTAATTAGAATGGCAATTTATGATTTTACCTACGACCCCCCCGCTTACTACACCACGTTTACCTACGATGCAGGTCCACTAGATGACAGTAGGCGAATATATATGGATGGCAACGGAACCACTGACATATCCCTAGCCCTGGTTTTTCCCTCTGGAACTCACTGGCCCTTTCTAACAGAATCCAATGACTTTAGGCTACAAGGAGGAACCCTAGGTGTAGTAGATGAAAACGGAGACGACTGGGTATTGGTGGGGATAAGCAACATATTCAGTAATTTTGCTACGGTAGGAAATGTGACTACCGTATTCCTTGATCTAAGATCAAGTGGTACTACTGCCGCTGGTTTAACAAAGAATGGTACTCCAGAAACCCTTGATAATATGTTCACTATGTTCCCTGAATATAATGAAGCAAATAAAGCTGCCTACGATGCAAACAACCCCTCTGGATTATTTAAAGGTGAGGCCGCTAGGGACCCCGATGAGGGTAGCCTACTGGGGGCCTCAGATAGTGTGGAAATAAGTAGTTTAAGCCTTCCGGCATTACAACCATTTACTTTTTCTACCACCGTCCCCATTACGCCTGACACTAAATATTGGATGACATTGGAGTTGGATGGCGCAGGTTTCATGGACTTGAATAACTACATAGAAATAAAAGGGGCGGCGGGTGGCACATCATATCCAGATGGGGACTACTATGTATTCGATGGTGTAGATTGGGGTACAGGGCTAGGGGATACTGAGTTTCAGATAACAGTTAATGGGGAACCACTCATCCTCGGTGGTGGAATTTATACTAGTATACTAACGTTTTAAAAGGAGAAGGCAAATGGCTAAACCTGTAGAAGTGACAGATTGGGCGACCTCGGGTTCAGCACTCAAGACGGCCACTGATTCGTCCAGGTGGACGTTGGGGTGGCAAACACTACCCGGCAACCAACCCAGCGACACTGGGGAACGTCCCAACCTCAACCAACAAAACTATTGGCAGAATGCAGTCCACACTTGGATTCAGTACCTTGATGAAACCGTAGATGCAGCTATCGCTAACTATTTTGCGGTCGGGTCGGTCCAACAATCCATGTTATCAGAGGTTCAATTCCAAAATGAGTTGGGGACGACATGGGTTATAATGGATGGCCGGAACGTCGCTGGATCACGTTATGAGGCTATAACCGGAAACTCCAACATCCCTAACGCTTTCGGTAGATTTTTTCGGATGACAGGTGGTGCTCAAGCTGCTCCACTTGGTCAGGCCCAGGCAGAGGGTACGGCTGTTAACGGATTAACTAACCAGTCAAGCGGTGTGTCAGGAACGGCAGCGGGGCAGGGTGGTGGTGCTACAACATCTGGTGGGCGAAGTAATGCCCATACTCACACCATACCCACTATACTATCAGGAGATGTGTTCCAAGCTGGTACTGGCCGCCAAGCGTATGGGTCCGGGGCCGGACTATCTACGGCTGGCGAAACTACTGATCACTCTCACTCAGTCCCAGCACATACTCATAGTTCCTCAAGTGTAAGCGGTACAGCGTCTGCACAGTTTATGACAGGTGATGGTGAGACAAGGCCAGTCAATATAGCCTTTAATTACTTTATAAAAATAGATAACTAGTAGGAGTTAACAATGAGCGATTGCGGAGGAGCAATAACAAATCCAATCTACCTAGTGGACCATGACTCCTCTACCCCTTACACGTCCCCGATCATTGATCTTAGAAAACCTCTAGCTTCAATCTGCTATCAAATGAAATGGTCGAGTAGTAATGTTATAGGGAAATTCGTTTGGGAAGCTTCAATATTTCCTGACCCGTATTGTTGGGAACAACTTGTCTCTTGTGAAGCTGTAGAGCTCATAACTAAAGATCAGGAAACTTTAAGTGGTATAGTGTCCCTACCCAACATTTGGCTAACGGTTGGGTTTGTTAGATTTAGGTGGGTACCCGACGTGGGAAGCACTGGGACATTTAATGTAGCCATAAGATTGGTGCCCATATGAAAACATACAATCCTTTAAATTGCGGTGGTGGCGAGGTAGGACCAGAAGAGTTCGGTAGCTTAGTGGACTTAATACTCACGAGTGCAACGGCTGTACCTGTCACGCCAAGCCCATACCCCATAGAGTTCGGAAATCCTCCTAGGATTTATTTGGAAGTCGAAAACGAGTTCCATACCCTGCATGACTGGAGGGGTAGGGTTTTAACCACTAGCATAGTAGAGGAGGATACAGAGTAATGGCCATACATGTTATCAAAGGTGAAGGATCACCAATAAGCTTCACGCCACCATCAACAGGCGTACATTATATAGATACGCTTAACCAGGATACTTATATATCAGTTGGAAATACTTCCCCTACTGACTGGATATTAACAGGTGGTAGTGGAACAAACTTCACAAATTTCCTAGCCCTTCTAGATACTCCAGCAAGCTATAACGGCCAACAAAGCAAAGTTCCTGTTGTGAGTGGGAACCAACTAATTTTCGACAATGAAAAATTGATTGACTTAAAAGATGTCGATAATTCAGGCTTGGCCGACAATCAAGTATTCGTGTATGACTTCGCAGGAGGTCAGACATTTAAGCCAGCATATAGAATGGATTGGCAAGATTCATGGTCTGCCGGAACCTATAAATCCAACATAGTTGTAAAAGATCAAGGTTGGGTGATGATCTCTAACAAGGAAACCTCGGAGCGTGCAGCACCACAACCAGATGGTGAAAGTGCCTGGGGATTAAGTGATAATCCAACTTGGCAACCTGGCACAACATCCCCTATTGCAATACAAGGCTTGCGTTTTACCATCGGTAGCGAAGTCGTAACGATAGATGGTTTCAGGGCTTGGAGGGCTACTGACACAGCCAATGAAAGCTATAGCTATTTAATACAAGATATCACTGACCCTGCTAATACTACTGTTATCACTTCAGGTACGCTACCTCAAGGTCCGGTTGGTTGGGTTGAGATTACCACCTCAGGCTCATTCTTTTATGAAGGCCAAGTAATAGATATAAAATTTGCTACTGAGGTTAGTACATCCTCAAGTGCTTGGACTCACACTTGGACTCTACAAGATTCATCCGGGGGTTTACCTGCCAGTGGGACTTACACACATAACGCAGCGCATGACCTTCTAAGAATAAATATTGAGGCCGATGGTCCGGTAAATATAAAAGGCGATCTCGACCAACTTAAAGTCGGCGATACACTTTTAATGTTTGAGTTCTTAAGTGCTAGTAGGTTCAATGATTACCAGGTAGCTTCCACACCTAGTTATTCAAACGGTGATACTGTTTTAGAGCTACCTGTTATTAGGATTGGAAATGGTCAAGCCGTTAGGACTGGTACGCTTTCACAAGGGGATGCAGTAATAAAAGCAGGTTCTTTACCAGCTGACTATGTTAGCATCCCTAACTATTGGTTCCTCAACCCACCCGTAGGCGGTGGATCTGTTAATGGGTATTTAATCACGGATTGGAATGCCACACCCAGCCTTACTGATGATGCTCTAGGACTTGATATAAGAGGACACGGCTGGATTGATTCTGATGATTGGGATGTAATAACCACAGTTGTTGCAAGTGGTGGCGGTGGTGGTGGCAGTGGTGGTGTAGATCAATTTAGGCAATTGGTTGACACTCCAAATTCATATGCAGGGGAGCAGGGGAGACTTGTCTCTGTTAATACATCCCAAGATGGATTAGAATTTATTGACCCCCCAAGTAGTTCCGTGAATAGCGTCTTTACGAGGCAAGGTGATGTGGTGGCGCAGACGGGAGACTACTCTGCCTCCCAGATAGGAGCTGATACTAGTGCTGAGGTTGACGCTAAAGATGTTGCTTCAATTAATGCCCATGTCGCCTTACCAGACCCCCACACCCAATATTTAACCAGCGCAGATCTGCCCTCGATAGTGATCACTTATTTCACTGGCGTTACATCCACTATTGATGTTGGATATCTACAAAAAGTTCCTTTACCGTTAGGCAACTCAGAGAATAGCGTTAGTGCTAATGGTAATACTGAGGACGTTCCTGTATTAATTGCACAGTGGTTAAATGAACCAGTATTTTCAGAAGGCGGCACACTCCTAGAAACTGGTTCAACATTCACACTAGATTATGAGGCGAGTGATGACTTTACCGATTTAAGTATAGAGGTTGGTGTAAGGACTATCGGTGGTGCTTTTGTCAGTGTAGCGACACAGGATTTTCCAGTAAATCAGGGTAGGTCAGTTTCAACTTTTCAACTAACAATACCAGAAACATCTTACAACACAGGGGACACCTCATACACTAGAATATATGTCGTAAAAAGGGAATCTGGAGGTGTGAAAACACTCACCATATACCAAGAAGGCAGTTATGTTTCGAGGGTTTTAACGACAATTCCAATTGCAAGTCAGCCAGGGCCTCACGCTACCACTCATGAAGTTGGCGGTTCCGACCCCGTTTTACACGATAATTTAACGAATGCTCAAGGCTTCCAATCCCATGCCACCATTGATGCTCAACTATCCGACAATGGAACTAGGATTGACGACAATGAAAAAGACATAATACCTCTACAACAAAACAGTCCACCCGCTGACGGTAAGGTAGCTGGTAGATATTTAGGGGTAGCTAACGATGGTGTGGCATCATTCACAATATCTGATGCTGGTAGCTATAACACCGATGGGACATACAGGTTCACACAACAATCAACTACCATAGGCGGCATAGGTATATTTGGTGACTGTGTAATATCTGGTAATGTCCTAACAGGCATTAGTGTTTTAAGAAGTACCGGGTTTGGGTATGTAGTCAGTGAAGTTGTCACCCTAGATATTCCTGGCGCTTCCGAAAATGTACCAGCCAAGATTACTATTGATGGGCTTGGAGTAGGACAAGAATGGCAGGAAATTGTAATACCGCCTGGAGGAGTGACTAGTTGGAATTCTAGGGTTGGTGATGTTGTTCCTGAAAGTGGCGACTATAATGCAGACCAAATTGATGACGTTGCCACCCTCAAGAAATTCGCATCTCAAGCGCAGCTCGATCAAATCGCTACTAATACAGGCGACATTGCAGGTAAAGAGAATGAAATAACCGCCACTACTACAGCCGATTATTGGCAAGGCGATAAAACTTTCCAGCCAAAACTTGGTCTACCAATTTCAACGGATACTCAAACTGCATTGGATCTTAAAGAGGATGAAATAACGGCTGCTACTACAGCCGACTATTGGCAAGGCGACAAGACTTTTCAGCCAAAGTCAGGTCTACCAATTTCAACGGCTACTCAAACGGCTTTAGATGCCAAGCCAGATATAATTAGTGCCAGTGGTAATATGGACGGTGACTTTACTGCAAAAACTTGGGTTATTACAAAAGTAGGGAGCATGGTAATCTTCGCATGGGAGTCTGGTAATCACCCAACGGCAAGTAGTGCAACCACAGCCACGCCAATCCCAGAAGAATATCGTCCAAGCCTACCTGTTAGCAACGTCTATATCTCCACTAGCAGTGACATAAGGATGGGCCAAATGAGAGATACTGGCCTATTTACAACGAGCTATAAAGATTGGAGTGGAGTAGGCTGGGACAGAACTGCCTCTGGCGGTGGTTCTCTGTGTTGGTCAGTTTAATTTAAAGGAGATTTATAATGGCTTTCAAGGCAGTATTCACAAATTGTACTTATGACAGTGACTCGCAGAATGCTAACACGCTACGAGCTGACTACACAGTTATCGACAATAACAACAATGACCCCGACTATGAAAATAGCGGTAGTGTCTACGTTAGCCCAGGAGACGGGACTATTCGGTGTGTTAATTTTGATCCAGCCGCTTGGAGTAGTCCAGCAGGTCAGGGCTTAATTAATACTTTACTCAATGGCGCTAACAGAAACTCACTAAGCTTGGGCACTGTCGCTTCCACAAACGATCAGAAAAATGCGGCTAATGAAGTAGTGCTCAGACAGGAAACCTACAGCGATTAATAAGACGTAAAATCAGAGATCTCCCTACCATGATATACTCATGGTAGGAGGTGAGATTATGAAGATATTTATATTATTATTTTTTCTGGTAATGCCAATGATTGAAGTTAAAGCCGACACTTTAATTGTAGGCGATTCAATATTCGCTTTAACCGGGGACGTACCCGACAACCTAAAAGCTGCAGGGCTTGATTTCGAAATCAGAGCTCAAGTGGGAGCTAAGATAGAACAGATCGCCCTGCAGTACCAAACCTATAAAGAAGAAAACGGGGTACCTTCTTTAATAATAATGGATGGTGGTGGGAACAATATCCTACGGGGGGCTTTCTTAGAGTGCTTACGTGGGACTCAAAAATGCTACGAAATAATAGATGAAATTTATACTATGAAACGGCAGATAACAGATGAGATGAAAGCCGATGGTGTGGAGAAAATAATATACGTAGGCATTCACTACCTACATGGTTGGAGATCTCCACTCAACATCCCTATAGATTACGCAATGGACAGATTTAAAATTAACGACGTAACAACTCTGATCGATATTCGAGAACCATTTAAAGAGGAGGGGTTACTCCTGGTAGATGGGTTACACCCAAACGCAAAAGGTTCAAAGATCATATCCGATCTAATTTTACTAGAGCTCCAAGAATGATATAATCCCCCTGGAGGTGATATATGGAACCAACAAGTAAAATATCATTCGTAGTAGTAGCTGGCCTTGTGGCTGGCATATTTTCACTCTATCAAGTTCTTGGTCCAATTTTCGAGGAGGTAAAAGTTAATTCCTCAAAATTGGCAATACACCATGAAGCTATAGTCTCCACTAAAGGGACAGAAAAAAGTGCTCAAGACTTCAGACTTAAAATATCTGATCGCCTTGGATTTATTGAAGGTTCAATAGCTCCTTGTGTGAAGCCATAAATAATATGTTAAGATAGATAATATTATTCTCATGGGGATTTTATTATGAAGAAAATTGTCTTAGCTTTATTTATCTTAACGCTGGGTTGTGAGGGTAATAAAAGCGTTGAAGGTGGCAGACCGATCTTTGTATTACCAAATAGGCCCGCCCCACCTATTAGACCTGCACCTAGACCAGGATTTTATACCGACGATAGACTCCAGCAATCGATAGAAAACGACCTGCAGAGTCTAGGTTCCGACGCTGAAAGGCAACGGACACGTTATTTAGTAGCTTGCGAGCGTCACAATCAAAATGAAAACCTAGAGCAATTTGAACAAGGCGTGAACCTGGGATTGAATAGGTTGAGTGCTGAACGGTTTATAAATTTTACGACTCCTATAACTGAATCGGGTTGTGCCTATCGGGTGGACTTAGACGACTTCTCCATAACTAGGAGTGAGTGGGAATTAGTCGAAAGGGCATCCCTTCTACAATTTGATATTGGCGGTTCGGTTCGGGGTCAAACTATACAGGCACTCACTAATACTAGACGACCGTGGCTATTCGCTACAGATTTTATAGTAACCGCTTTTGAAGGCGATGAATCTGCCGACCAAGGGGGGTTGGTGTACTACGATATTATCGATCAAGCGAACACGACAAATCAGTTTTTAGCAGATCAAGGCGTAATTTTGCAGGAGCTAGTGGACACGGAGGGGGACATATTATACTCGGGTTTTTCGCAGTCGCAAATTGCGCTTGGAAAAACTCGCCTCCTAGTTTTTGCTGAAAGCGACAACGGGACGTGCATGGGTACGTATGACACACAACTCGGTGGTGACGATTTATTTTTGAACCCGTTCAGTCTTGAGTTGATTCAATTCCAAGGGGTGTTGCAATCTAATAAGCTTTTCAAACATGACGCTCAAGAATGGATATGTGCCCAATCAAACGGGCTATTTGGAAACTTCAGATTGAACAATGCTCTAGGTAATGAAGGTGGTTTTGCTGAAGTGGAAGCCCCAACAAACGTGGTGATCAATGTTAACAATAGAATCGATGCCAGCATTAGGCCACTAGATTGTAACGGGTGCCACTTCTCCCAGATAGCAATCCCATTCTCCGACCAGATTGGTGCTTTCATTTTGAGAAATTCAAACTTCGATCAGAATGAAAAACTTCTAGCTCAACGTTTCTTTAAATTTGATGAAATGCAAGCGATCATTGGAGATATAAATAGAAGGAATAGATCAGCACTTGATGAGGTAGGTATAAATGGGAACCAGGACCCGATCACAAAAGCTATAGCCGAACCGTTCCGTAACGAAATGAACTTAGCACAAGTCGCAGCATTCACATTTCTGACACCAGAAGAGTTTTCGGAAAGGCTGGGAGGTACTGCTATCAGTGCTCAAGTTTTCGGTAACCTTCTTAATGGGGGGACAGTTTCTTTGGCTACGTTAAGCGACAATTTCGAAACGCTTTCCATAGAATTAAATTTATTTCAGGACTTTTAGGGGGCTATGATGAGACTAATCTTTGCATTTTTATTTTTCTTGGGGTGTGGTGGTGAGACAACCCGAACCGAGTACGTCCCAATACCAGGTGGTGGAAGCACTGGAGGCAATACTGGTGGTGGAAATCAAAATGGGAAACCTAGTTATCAGGAAACCCAGGCCCTACTAATCACTCATTGTCAGAGTTGCCATGCTAACAGCAATTTTCTGAAGTCTGAGAGACAGTTAAGAGCTAGTAGTACCCTGAATAGAGTTAGGAGTCGCTCGATGCCGCCAAACGGTGGCAGTCTCGGTGACATTGATAGAAGGCGTATTATTTCTTTTTTCTAGGGTATGACGGCTGGGAGTAGGTTATGGCAGCAATAGTCCTAGTGATAACTTTTCTAATCACCGTACCCACGTACCTGATCAGTGGTTGTATGACCGTCAAACCACAAATAACAGCGTCCCATTTTAGGGCTTGTATAGAGTTATGTAGAGGTAACAAGGGGGCATCTAAAATGTACTCAGTGATAGAAGTAAATTATGCAGGTAACACCCAAGTCCTGTCAGAGAAATGCGCTTGCAAAAACAACAGAACGTTCGATATTATTAGTTCTCAAGATTAATTTTGGAGGTATATTATGGGATTTTGGAAGTATTTAATTGTCCTGATCATGTTATCAGGTTCACAAATGGTACTAGCAGATGAGCTCGAGGACCCAGGCTACCCAGGCGGTGGGAATGGTGGAAATGGTGGTGGGAGCAATTTTCGATGTGAGGTAACGATTGTTGTCATTAATGTAAACAATAGATTTGAACGTCAGAGACATAGTGTATTTGGAAACGGTAGGTCCTGGGGCGATAGCCGGAGTCAGGCTTTTAATCAGTACGGTCAATGGATTGGTAGAAATCGATTCTGGGGGAACCAATTCCGACACAGTTTCTATTTCAACAACTGTTTCAGTTAGCGTCCCGGTATACACCAACCGACTTTCAAGATGCAATTCTGATCTTGATTGTTCCTAAAACCTTTCTCGCATTCAAAACCGCCAAACTCCATACGATAAGCCCACCGAACACTCCGCTTGTTACATTTAAAAGCTTTCTTGGCCCAACCTGGCGAAGCTTCAACACTGTTACAATTTGTTAGTAGAAACATTAACGCCAATACTTTAATCATTCCCTGTAACTCCCATCTATCTCCCCCCATTGTTTCGGTGGTTCCCCCACCTCTATAGCTTTCCCCATATGACACCTGCATTTCAAACCATCTATAGGATTTCGACAAGCCTCAACCGTCATACCATCACAAATAGCTTCGCAGTGGTACCAGTCAAAATCTGAAATAGGCGTGACACAACCTTGGAGACTAAATAAGAATAGAAGTTTTTTCATTTATTTTATCCGTAGCAGTAGGACTTCTAGGAGACCTTCAATTTTTGCAAGCCGCCTGTCAATAGATTTCTGGGTGGCGGCTAGGGACTGGACTTCTGCAGTGGCATGAGACAAGTCGGAGTGCATTGCAGAAAGCCATAAAATGCCCCCTGCCAGCAATATAATGAAGCTTAGGGGGACCATAGTATTAACATCTATTTTCAACGTCCTAGCCCCCTATTTGACAGTCTGACACCCCTCTATGGTACACTATTTATAACGCTCAAAGGAGGACACCATGGAAACAATATTAAAAAAACTTCTAGAAAGTATTACACCTTATTTAATTGACTTCCTACTGGATAATAGACATGTCCTGATCGACTTCTTAGTCAGGGAAGCCCAAAAATCGGACAACGTTTTGGACGACTTTGTTGTAGACGCTGTAGCGGACTACATAAACGGTTTATAGTTATGGGTACCATCACTAAGAACTTCTCATTTTCTGAATTTGCCTGTTCATGCGGAAAGTGTTCATTTGTCGATGGCTATCAGATCGACAATAAATTAGTTCGAGATCTCCAAATAATAAGGAATGGATTTGGTAAAGAGATTCGCATCAATTCTGGTCTCCGCTGTGCTGACTTCAATCGGAGTATTGGCGGGAGTCCTAATTCTTACCATGTACTTGCTAGGGCTTGTGATATTTCCTGCACTACTAGTCGTGATAGGTACCTCCTGGTTAGGCTAGCCTTAGGATTAGGTTTAGCGGTTGGTATATCTAAAACTTTCATTCATATTGATAATAGAGAAACGCCTATAATTTTCCTTTACTAAGGAGGTGTACTAGTGGGCCACTTACTTGACTTCCCAATTATTATATATCGTCAGTGTACGGCCTGTAAGCGAAGGTATAAAAAACTCACTATCCTAATGCTTAGGGGTGGAGGAGGTTTCTGTTCCGATGAATGTTATATATATTATTATGAAGAAGTAAGTGACCTAGTGGACCAGTTAGATTGAAGGCTATAATAATTTTTGAACGCAACGGTAACTTAAAATTAAAAATACCTCCATATATCACCCAGAATATTTCAGAGTTTTCCAAAACTTTATTTTTTCGGCCCGCAAAAAAATCGTACGGTAAATGTTTAGTTCGGAAGTCGTACACTTAGAATTGAAACAATGAAGGCTATAATTACTATTAGATTGTGTTGATCTTAACATTTTATACTACCTCCATTGTTTAGGTTTGACAGGTTAGGGAGGCTGTCAACCTAAAAGCCTATCCATTATCGGGTAGGAAATCAATGTATTTGTCACGCTCTATGTACAGATTTATACATAGGCAATCTGCCACACCATCGTGATATAGTTTATGACCCCTTTTACTTTTAAATTGTTTAGCGTAGTCACTGTAGAATTTTTTAGTAAGTTCTTGAGCTATAGTTTTTGAGGGGTTGGTGGGGCTGACTGATAATCTCTTCGTAAAGGAAGTCCAGCGTTGAGGTGTGATATATTCAACCAGCTGACAGTAGAGGTGGGCTAAAGCATGACACTGTCCAACAATAAACCCTTGTGTAAATGTCGCTTTGGCACCCTGGCCGGGGCGAGCGGTGATCTTTTCCACGTAAGCTATTTCTGGTTTCCACTCATATAATTTCCTAGCTACATGGAACGTGTCGATGCCCTGGCCTTGGTTTTTAAAGGGTAAAGCGTCTATTGGTTTCCCTCCTTCAAACAAAACCATTGCACCTTTACGTCCAGTGTCGAGCGTGATGTACCTCAAAACTTTTCTCCTTTTTAGGATTGACAGTCTATTAAGTTTTAAATAACTTTCACCCTGCTTTATTTGTTACTTTACCATACCCCTAGTGTTGGAGATTGTATGTTGGCTGTAGATGTATGTGCCCACCTCAAAATGACCCAAGAAATAAAGATTAGATCTAAGCACCGCATTGACGTAGGTAGGTTTATAGACATCCCCCGGAAGAAACTGATAGACACTATCAGGCCACTACTAGCTGAAGCTTCCGATAAATTCCCAGACCTAGTAAAAGTTTTAGTTTCAAATGACCAGACCTTTTATACTCAACTGACAGATGAATTATTTAAGAAGGGTGATTGTGATTGGGTCACACCTGCCCTAGAGCTTTCCAACCTGAAAATATTCATGGACGCTGAGTGCGTGTCCAACGTTGAGACCGATAAATTTTTCATACAAGATACTGACACCGGGAGGTTATCACCTCTGCCGTACTCTACCTGGTACCACTCTATACCTGACTCTAAAGATAGGGCGAACGCTAGACTTGGAGCTCCGCTTGGAATTAAAAGGTTTGATAAAGGTAGGAGTGATGGGACCTGGGACGACATCATAGCGTCACCGGGAGGTAAAGATATTCCGGTACTAGCTTTCCAGGAGCATGAACCTCCTCTATGGGCGAGGGTTTCCCTTCCAGCTGATAGTAGTACGATAGTGCTTCAAGATATTCTAGACCTATGGGACATTGTTTTCCTGCAGAATAAGGAGCAGATCAATGCGGCTAAAAGTTGGCTACACTACGCCCAAACATATAGAGCACTCACAATCCCTGTTCTTTCTGGAGTGAAAGGTGCAGGTAAATCTTTGTGGGTGGCCACCAACAAACTTGTGTTCAATCACATACATGACCCCAACCGAAACTCCACCGACACCAGGTTCAACACCTTCCTTTCTAAAGTAGAATACTGTCCACTAGAAGAATTTAAAATCAAGCCCGTCACGCTTCGGAGATATATCGGTGACTACCAGGCCATTGAACGTAAGGGTCAAGATCAAGTAATGGAAAGGGTGTGGGCTAACTTTAGTGTAACAGTTAACCCCTCTACTAGAGTCCCCCTTGAACCCGACGAAAGAATATTTTCTGTTTTCGATATCAGTAACGTGGACCTTAAAACCCTTTGGTCCGAGGAAAAGCTTAGGACTTTTTATAATGCTATCGAGGACGGTAAGCCTCATAAGTTTAAAACTGACTGGTATAATTATATAAAAAATTTCCAGCCAACTATCCCCAACAATAAATCCTTCAAAGGTAAGCGGTTCAGGACTCTAGTTCTGGAGGGCCTAAGCCCCAAGTGGGCTTTCCTCCGAGAGACCTGTCTTGACACTAAGACTAGTATTTCCCTCAAGCAATTACGTACCAGATTTAATGAGAAGTCTAAAAACTCAATAGGTTCACTATATCTAGATCATGAGGTCAAGTATTGGCTGATTAAAATGGCTGATATAGGTGAGGTGATTGGCACTCTAGTCTACGATGAGGACGGTAAAGCTAGTATAGCATGTAGGGTTGACCCTCGGGACGACCTTTCCCTGCTATAAAAAAAGACCCCCCTATAAATAGGAGGGTCTAATTTGCTTTATTTTGGTACCAACACCCCTGAGTGTCGTCTCCACAAATTCTATATAGCCTATGTTTGGGCGTAGATCAATATTTTTTAGTCAATTTTTTACAGGTAGGGATTAGTTATGGGAAAGTTCAAAGTTTTAAACATCTTAGAGGGTCGTCCAAGGCTAGTAAATGTAGACCGGATTGAATCTGCAGAGATAAGAGAGGGGAGGTTGGTTATCTTTATTGGCGACGAAATGTTGAAGTTGATTGGATATGATCTAGAAGATTTCGGGAGGTACCTCAATGAGTAAATTGTTTATAGATTTTGAATTTAATTCCACGTCCGAACCGCTCCTAAACGTGTGGTGTGTAGCG